GCGATATGCCGCCGGCCAGCCCACCGATTAAGGCCGCTATCGTCTCGCCCTTCTCACCGCCGATCTCTCGCCCAACGGGCCTGGCAGCGGCCTCGCCAGCCAGCATACCCACGGTAAACTCAGGGAACAGAGCCGCCCAGATCAAGGTGGACTCGTCAATGGTCACGCCTAGCACCTTGAGCCCAGTCTGCGATCTGACGGCGGCCCTAATGTTCTTCGCCATAGACCGCTTCTCGTCGTCGGACATGCCCTCCACATCTATCTGGCTCAGGGTTTGCATATAGGCAGTACGCTCCTGGGGCGTCGCACCCGCGAACAGCCAGTCACCGGGACGCCTTGTGGCCGCCGTACCCTCCCAGCCGCTCCAGAACGTCTCGACCATTTTGAGGTTGCTCCGACCTTTGGGCGGTTTGCGGTTCTCCTTGAGCAGGTCCATGAAGGCTACATCAGCCGACTCTTGCTCGTACTTGCCTATGGATGGCAACTCGGCCCTGGCGCGTTCCAGAGAAGCCTCGTAGTCCATACCCTCGCGGTATAGTTGACCCGCCCTCCAATAGAGCATGTGTTGGGCCTTCGCCGCAGGCTCGTCCACGGCGGTCGGCCTCCCACCAGAGAACGATAGCTCGGCATCGCTCCTGGGAGCCGCTTCCACGTCTGGACGGTAGCCGCTTAGGGCTGGGATGAGGTTAGGGTTCATACCCCGCTCAATCAGTGAATCACTGGCTAGGCGCTGGAACGACTGCCGACCAGCCCAGGACGTGAAGCGGCTGCGCTCCTGCTCTCGGAAGCGGGTCTTAGGCTGGTACTGCCAGAACCGAGTCCGCACCTAGGACCTCGCGCCTCGTCCGCTGAACCGCTGTATGATGCTGCGTAGGAGCGCCTTGCGAATAGGATCGGCGCCACCGGCCCCTGGGGTCACCAGCCCACCTTGCCCAGGCGGACCGACTCGACGGCCAGGACCTGGCCCAGGACCGACACGGCGACCTTGCGGCCTGCCTCGACCCATGAAGTCACTGACCAGCCCCATCGTGCGGTCCCCAAACGGGTTCGGGCCACGCTCACCGAAGCCAGTACGAGGCCGCTTGCGCGGAGCCGCCCTATTAGATGCGTCACCGTTCGGCATGATTGACTCCCTTCCTAGAACTGGTATCGAGTAACGGGCTTTTGCAGCGTCGGCACGAAGCCTTTAGCCATACGTCGGTAGTAGTCCCCAGGGTCGATAGCTACTTCCGCGCCCTCAGGGGTTTCGACTCCGGCCCTGAGGAAGCTGCTGAGGATGTCCTGCTCGGACTGCGACACGTCCTGGAACTGACTGCGGCTCCACTGGCTAGCTTGAGGGATGTCTACTCCGAACTCGCCTAGCAGCCGACCGGTCTCCTCGCCTCCGACAAGTTGGCCCATCATGGCCTGGACGGCCTCATCAGACTGGACATCTCCTAGCGGCTCAAAGCCGCCCCCTTCCAGTTCCCGCTTGTATAACTCATAGGCTACGAAGTCGATAGGACTGGTCGCGTACTGGAGCTCGGTAGTCCGGCGCAGTTGAGCGGCCTGCTCCTCCTGCATACGGATTTGCTCATCCGCAATCCACTTCTCAAGGAGCATTAGCTCCTCTTGGATGCGCTCCCACATGCCAGGCTCGATCTGCAGGGGGCCCGGAACCTTAGCTTTGGGAGCAGCCTTAGGCTTAGCCTTAGGCTTCGGCTTAGCCTTAGGCTTGTAAGGGTTCCACCCGCCAAGCAGTCTCTTCTGTAGGGCGATATTGTCGTTGTAGCTGCCGGTAGTGAAGCCGCCCGCCCTAGCAGCCGACCACGGCTTACCCGTTATCCGCTCCCACGTCTGATACACGAGTTCGGCCATGTGACCCTCCTATAGGAACTGCTCCGCGAGTTCAAGCGCCCTGTCAAGGGCATCCATATCCGGGACGCCTATACTGGTCAGCTCAGGCGTGCCCTCGACGATGCCAAGAGCTATGTCAAACGGGTCGTACTCGATAGGGTCGGGTATCCACTCCTCCATGCCTAGTGCTCCTCGGATGTCGCCATGGATGGTCTTGGCACCCTCTGGCACCGTCCACTGTTGAGCACCGAGGAAGCCGGTCCTCGCCTCAGTCATGGCGTCTAACTGGCGGTTGAACTCGCCTATGGCCTGCTCAGTAGTCAGCCGCCTGGCGTCGATCTCAGCACCGAGTCCACGGGCGGCCGCGTCGATGTAGTTCGCCATGTTGGCGGTAGCTACCTTACTCCGCTCAATGGCAAGCTGCTCAGGAGTAGGACCGCGAGCGCCTCCAGGGCCCCCAGGCTCAGTACCCGAAAGCTGCTGGTATCGGGCTACGGCATTATCATAGGCCTCACGCTCAAACCAGGCTCCGGCCTCACCAGGCTTAGCCTTATCCGGATCACCGCCTGGAACACTACTCGGCTTCGACCAATAATTGTTGGGGTCAGGCGGAGTTATCTGTCCAGGCTCGGTAGGCCCGGTCCACGGGTCAACCTCTGGCTGGTCGGGCGCCCACGGGCCAGGCCCCACACCCGGGCCTTGGTACCCACCCTGAAGCTCCCAACCCTTATCGGTAAAGATATAGTCCTTACCGCCGAACGTCCGTGTCTGACCTATAAATGGCATTATGCCCTACCTCCATACGCCAGCCTGCTCATGCGGGTTACGTACTCCTGGATGTCCGCCCGAACTAGCTCAGGCGCGTTGTCCTGTCCACGGTACCTAAGCTGCAACTTCGCCGCAAGCTCCTCCCAGTCGGCAGACTCCATCGAGAAGAAGGTGGTAAGCTGCTGCTGCGGCGACTGGATGCCGCTGCCGTACGGGTAGCCCTCTTCTAGCACCTCGATCAGTTTCATCCGAGTATCAAGATACCACTGACGGAGTACGGCAACGGCCTGGTCCATCTTCGGTCCGGTTACGAATGTCATTCTAGCGGTTCCTCCCGTCCTGGAGTTGAACCGGCTTCCTCGGGAGGCTGCCGCGCCTGGCCCTCGCGTGTACGGCCACCCATTGACTTCATTATCTCCTCAACAGCATTGCCTCGGGCGCCATCGCCGCCGGCGGGCCCTGGCGCTCCTCTCGGTCCGCCGATAGGTGTTTGCCCATCCGGGCCAACCAGCCCAGGCGCCATCGGCGGCATGACGCCCACGGTCTGCAACACGTCCTGCACAAGTAGAGGCTTGAGCATCTCCTGCACGTCCTCAATAAACCTGTTCCATAGCTCCTGCTCAGGCTGCTCTTTCCTGAGCCCCTGCTCCAGGACCGTCCGCCTCGTGACGTGGCCTCGGGCATGCATCCTGTCCCAGAACTGCCCCTCGGCGATGATGTTCTGAGGCAGCAGCGGCTCAACGTCAACGCCGATCAGAGCCGGGAAAGCCTTTATGTCCTTGGGCGTGAGACTCAGGTTGCCTACCAACACCTCTTGCTTGGCCTTAGTAACCAGTACATGCTCTAGCCACGTGATGAGGTTACCTACACACCGGGCGTATGAGTCCAATAGGTACTGAAACTGGCTCTTGGCCATGAGGTACAACGAGTTCTCCTTGTACCCTGACCCACCAGCGCCAGAAGGTACGCCCCTGAAGATCGGACTCACTCCGTGCTCGCCCAATAGCTGCAACATTAGGTTAATGAACGGCATAGCCATGTAGACGTTCTCGACACCCTCGAACGGGTCCTTTATCACGGCACCAGCGGGCAGTGCTTCGGCCTTATCCGCCTTGAACGTCCAGGTTTTGGTCTGAGGCTCGTTGGAGTCCCCGATTAGTTGGGCCGGAGGCATATAGCCTTCGGGCACCTCGAGAGTCAGCCTGCGCCTGACCAGAAGCTCCGTGGCCTCGGCCATGTAGGTGAGCGACCTGTTCAACGTGGGCTCGTTGTGCCGGAGCACCTCAGCAATGGACAGCGCGAACTTGTCGGGGTCCTTGCTGCTCGTCGTACGGCCCGGGCAAGCGAAGTAAGCAACGCTAGGGTCACCTATTTCTTCGTACACCAGGTTGCCGTCAATGTAGCATTGATAAATACCCGGCAGACCAGGCTGATCGGGCGCCCAGTATTCCGTTACCAGCGCCAAGGTGCTCGTGCTGAGACCGGAAGGCAACGACTGAACCTCCTCGGTCGGGTAACCTGCCACAGCCGCCACTGACGCACCCAGGTCTGAAGGTATCTTTTCGGGCATCTCAGGGTTCAGTTGGGCGGCGCCGTGGATGCCAAACGCGGCGTAAATCTCGCGCCTGGACTTGTAGCCATGTTCGATAACCTCGGATAGCTCACCACCTGGACCTAGCCTGAAGTAGAAGGTCAAGGGGTGGATGGTGATGACCTTGAACGGAGGCCCCCAACGGCGCTTGAGTGCCCTCTGGCGGTCCTTGTAGTCATCATCGCCCTTCTTCGTGCGCGGTTCATCCTTGGTCCGCCTTCGTTCCGTCTTCGGCCAGGGGTAGTAGGCGGCCTTCAATATCCCTAGCGCCACAGTCTGACTATCGGCAAGCTCGACGAGGAATGGCACCAGGGCACTAGCCCATTGGAGGTACTCGTCCCAGAACTTCTCCCGCTTGCTGCTGTTCTCATCGGCCTCAGGGCCAGTCCGGAGCGGTTTTAATATCACTCGCGGTGAGTTGGCAGTTAGGGCAGCCTTCACCTGCTCAATAAGATCAGCGGTGGCTCCGAGCCTAATCTCCAACCCAGAGGCCTTCTCTTCGGCAGGCAGCTTAATCTCGTCTTCTAGGTACCGTAGCTCCTCAACCTCCTTGACCCGCGTATGGAAGCCGCGGAGCTCCTCCTGAAGCTCCTGCAACAGCTTGTTGACGTACTCCCAGGTTACTGCATCATCAGGCATTAGAAGCCTCTCAGCCTTACGGGCATACTCATGGGTATGGCGGCCTCAGCTAGGATGCTCGCAATCGCCAGGGCGTCCATACGGTCGTCCATCTTACCGTGCGGGATGGAGCATAGCTCGGACTCAAGCGATACACCGTCAATCAGTGGAAGGTTCTTAGGAATCAACAGTAGACCACTAGAGAACTGAGCGTCAAGGTACATGGCCCGCCCGACCTTGTTGTTGTCGATAGCCTTTATCCGAAACATCTCGGTGCGCCGAGTGCGGTAGGGTATCTCAACGAAGGGCAGGTTGTAGCGCCGGCGCATACCTTGGAGCAGGCTCAGTTGGAATCCCTTGGTCTCCAGGCCTACCCCTCGCAGTCCGGCCATCCGATTGGACCGATTGACTATCTCTTTCTCAAGGTCGGGGGTCTCAAGCCTACCGCACCACATATCCAACAGGTACTTGATCTTGGTCTTCAGGTCCAACCCTACCGTGGCTATGGCGGAGTGGTCAGCGTAGGTCTTGAGGCTCGCCGCCGGGTCTATCCCCACGTAGAGGTTAAGGGCGCAGGTAGGCAAGCTGTCCTTGTCCCAGTACCGGATGTGCTCACGGAGCACCAGGTTGCCAGCGGCCGCCTCCGCACTGAGCATGAAGGTGAGGGCGAACAGTATGTCGCCCTTCTTTAGCCGCTTCTTCTCGACCCACTCTTCGGGGAACCTTACAGGGTCAAGGGTAGGACCCCAAGGGTAGTCGCCTACAATCGGCATCTCGATAATCGTGAAGCCCATCTCGGCGAAGGTCGGCACGAGGTCATTATCGCCCCAACGGGTCAGGATGACGACGATGCGGCCGCCCTCAACCAGCCTGTCATCGATTACCCCGCGGACCTTATTCCTCTGCATCTCCATCGTGGTCGGGCTATAGGGGTCCTCTTGCTCAGTCGGGTCGTCAATGATAATAATGTCGAAGTGAAGGCCCTGATACGGGCCATTCATGCCAGTGCCCATTAGAGTCGGGTCGGCGCCCTCCCGCGTCCGCATCACATAAAGGACTTCCTTAGTCCACTGGGCCCTGGGGTCCTCGCGGACATCGTAGGCGGCCTTGTACACGTTGTTGAACTCAAGGGTCTGCTGAATGGCCTGAATCTGCTTAGTGGACTGAGCACCCGCATTCATTAGCCAGAGGATACGGATGTTGGAGTTCTTGCCTATCTCACGCTCCACATAGTCGCGGACCGTAGTGGACTTGTAGGTATCCGGAGGACAGACAATGACGGTCTCGTTGTAGGACTCCAGCGCCAAGGCCCATACGTCCTGGTACTGATAGTAGGTGCGCCCGTGGACGGCCTTGGCATAGGTGCCGAGGTCACCATCCTGGGCAGCTACTACCCTGGCCTGGAACTCGCTAATTGGGGTTTCGGTCGCCGTGACCATCGTGGAGCCTCACTGCATCACCATACGTCTCGGCCGTATCACCTTTGGGCGTGACGGATGCTACAATACTAGCCCATTCAGCAGCGGGCACAATTACCTCATGGTCCGTGCCTGGCTCTATCATTACGTCGCCACTCTCTGTACGGCTGAAATACCAACCGTCTCGCCAATGGAACGCTCTAGGCTTCGGCATCCTCGGCCTCTCTAGCCTCAACATACTTAGCGTTGGCGTTGAAACGGTTAAGCACGGCTCTGGCCGCGGCACGCCTGTTATCGTCGCCTACCACTTCTTTGCCGTCCACTATGAAGACGGCCTTGTCAACCTCTATCCGTGCCCTCTCACCGTGCTCTGGCTCAAGGGCCTTCTCTAGGGCCAACAGGTCCTGTGGTGTGTAGTGCTTGCGGACCAGGTGAAGGTAGCTGCGCTCGTTATCCGTCAGCCCCTCGAAGTTGAAGGCTGACTTGTAGAGTATCCGCTCATCGCGCCTAAGGACTAGGAAGAAGTTCCTGAGCCAGCGCATCCGCATGATGTCGCCTGAAATGGTCCGCTGGAGGAACGCCAGCCGCTCCTGCTCAAACTGTAGGAACTCATGGTCCTCTCGGCGCCATTTGTTGAGGGTTGCCTGCGTGACTCCCGCCAGCGCCAGCGACTCGCGGATGGTGAACCCCACGGCCCTATACCCCAAATAGTCGGCCTTCCGTGGGTTCTGAGAGAGCGGTATCCTCGCACCAGCGATAGCTTCCAGGTCATCCGGGTCAATGTCGATGTCGTCGGCCTTGAGCGGCTCGATAACGGTGACTCCGGTAGCGTCCGAGTTCATGGTCTATCCCTCCACGTTATATTATAGCATAGTCACGGATGGCTGTCAAGAGCCAGAGCTGTTGTATGCGTAGGTATTAGTATATAGTTGTATGCGCTGGTATGCGTCAATAGTGTATCCTAAGACCAAGTGACCCCGCAACCACGTGTACACTAACAGTAGTTAGTATGTGGAGGGAGGTTGGCTGGATATGCTAATCCGCTTATACAGGTGAGCCATATTGACAATAGTGACCCCCTGTGATATACTTCTACTCGTAGAGTGTACAGCCAGTTTGGAGGTCAGTGTTATGCCGCCATCAGTCCGAGTAAGGGTAACCGCCAAGGCGACCACAGGTCCCTGTGAACAGTGCCCCGAGGACATACCCGAGGGCGAACGCTACGTGACGGTCGTGATGACCTTTGGTCAGTCCAAAGCGGGCAAGACTAAGTATAAGGCCGTCCGAGTACACTTTGTGTGCCTTGCTAAGTGGCTGATTTGCGATGACCTTAGATACTCCACCCGCAAGAAAGAGAAGGGTGGCCGGCCAGAAGGCTCCGGGCTGCAACTGAATGAGGAAGGTAAGAAGAAACGTCGTCATCTAATTCGTACACGGGCGAGGCTGCTACGCCTAATCCTGGCCACTCCCGATTGGGAAGATAGCGGTATGGACCGTATCAGAAAGCTTGTCGGCCGCATAGAAGCTATTCAACCTCAAATAAAGGAACTAGGAGGCCCCATCAACGATAACCTCAATCGCCGCGCGTCGGAAGTGAGGAAGGCCCTCGATGCCAAAATCAAACGGTCCGCCAGCTACGTTGTCTGAAAACCCCTACTGCCACAATTCACCTACTCAGCGGCACCATTGGCTCCTCGGGGCGACCAATGATGGTGTGACGGCAGGCGCTTGTAAATACTGTCCCGTGACTCGCACATTCGGCAAGCCTTACAAGCCTACCCGCGGCAGGCCCATGAGCCCTGTGCGCGGAAGGCGAGATATAAGTCCGTGGCAATAAGGAGGGCACTGTGAACCTATTGAACCTAATCTGGCTGGTCCCCGCGTACCTGTGGCTGGCCGTAGTGGCCGTCGGCACTCTGTACACCTTTGCCTGGTTGATACATCGCTATCCTGGCTTGATACTCGCATATGTGGCGGTCGTGGCGATTCTGGCCCTACTGTTCCGATGAGCACCGACCAGTTTGTCCTGGCCCACATCAAGCGGTGCCACCTGTGCCAGAAACACGATAGGCTCGTGGCATCAGGCTCGCAGTATCGCAACGAGGTAGAACTGGAGCGGTATGCCAACCATGTAAGGTCTGCGGTGGGCCGCATCAAGATAGCCACCGAGGACGCTGAACTACGCATGGCATACGACCGTACGCATCCACGGTAGTCGAGTCTGCCAAATCGGAAAAATATCGAAGCGAGGGTAACAAGATAAGAACCTTGCTCCGCATTGGGGCAAAGCTCCGAACGTGGGCAAGGCTGTGCAAGGGTGGGCGTACCGTACGGGGGCGCGTTAGCATGGCCTTATGATGGGTGTTAGCGCCGCAAACGTTATGTCAAGCGGCGCTGGGCGCAACAAAACCCCGGGCGGTAGTCGCACATATGTACTACCCGGGGTTGTGCTGTCTAATTGCTAGGGTACGTCAGCGCCCTAACTGAAGTCGTGGCCCAGCTTCTTGGCGATGCGCTCAGCCTCATGCGTCAAGTTGACTTTGTGACTCGTGTCGCCGCCCAGGTATGCCCGGATGA